CAGCGTAAGTTGTTCCACCTGATAAACGTTCTGCGAAATGGTTGGATTTACCACCGTAAAAACGCTGTTGTACAGGTCCGATTCTTGAACCACGCCGCCGCTGACATTCATCAGAGCTTCGGTCACATCCTCCGATCCTGATTTGTAGTACAAAATGGGATATTGGCCGTCGGTGAAGGTGGTGGCGCTGGTGATGATGCCACTTCCGCTGATGCTGCCGTTTTGGGCGGAGCTGTAAGGGTTGGCTTCGGTCACCACACGGATGTAGTCGCCGGGTGCCAGATCAATACCGTAAGGCGAAGTTTTGAATTGGATGGAATGGGTGACTTGACGGCGAATTGACAGGAAGAAGCGTGCCACCAACTCGGCATGGGCACGGCTGGTGCAGTATTGCGTCATGTCAAACGACTCAACCGGGTATTCGGTGCTGCCGCCTTCGTTCCAGCGAACAACGATGTTGCGCTCCTGTGGCAGTTGGTTTTCGCGTTCTTCGCGGTAACGGACGATGGCTTGGAAGTCTTTGCGTTCCTCGGCGGAGATGTAATTCAGCTCGAAACTGTCTTCAAAAATGTTGCCGGCGGTGAACAGTTGCTTGATCGTGACCGGATCGGTACTGATGTCGCCGCCGACGGTTGTAGGCAGTGCTGGCACCAAACTGAATTTGCCGTCGGAAATGGCGAAGTTGCACAGCATGAACGGGGCTGTGTCGGCAATGAACTGGCGGATATTGACGGTGCTGGCAATCGCGCCATCGAAGAAAAGTTTGTTGGACTTAAGGAATTTGGCCGTGGTAATGAAGTCTCCGGTATTGATGAGGGGCGCACTGTTGACGCTCATGTTCAAAAGGTCGCCAGCACCTGCTACGCGGTCGGTGAGCATGTAATAAACCAAATCGCAGAAGAGGTTGCTTGGCTTGACTTCCGAGGCTTCGTCGGGGTGGAAGCGTTTGACGGGGATGCCGTTTTTCAGCCAGAAACGAACTTGATCCAGTGCTGTGAAATTGCGTGATGCCTTGAGTGCAAGGCCGGCAATCGTCATGCTGGTGTATTCAGGCTTTGTTGGATTGCTGGTGATCTCGTTGACGTAAACAACGGTGTGTTCAGGATTGTTGGCATTGGATTTTTCGACGAGGTTGCCGTACAGGCTGATGTCGGCGTACTGGCTCTGGAACTCGAATGTACGGCCGGGATACGTGTAGTTCTGGGTGATGGTGACGCCACGGGCTTCGACAATGAACTTGGCGCCTACTTGCGTCCCAGGGGTGCGGAAGGGGTTGGCGGCACTAACGGTGACGAGGTAGTCGAACGTGTCGCCGACTTGCCAGTTGTTGCTGACGTAGGTTGGATTATCGGAAATGGCAATGGTGGGTGCTTGCCACAGATTTTTGGCGCCGCTCCAGTGGTTGGGGTCGTAGTAAACAGTGCTGCTGAAAATCAGACGGATGTTTTTGCCATCGTCCGTGATGTCGACGGTGGCCGAGCGGTTAGTGCCCACGTTGTAGTTGCGGGCGGGTCCGAACAGTTCTTCGTAAAAACCTTGGCTGCGGCCTTGGACAAAATCGCTGGTAATAACACCGCTAACGCGCCGGCGTTGGCCGATGTTTGTAATCGCAGGACTGGAAGGCGGCTGGCGAAAAGGGTTGCCGTTATCAACGGAAAAAGTAATTGTGAACTCGCCAAGGGTGTCCCAGTTGCTGGAACTTTCGATGACGTTTTCTTCGGCAATCGTCCACACAAATGACTGACCGGAAAAATGACCAGACGGTAGTGCAGTCTTGACCAGCGTGTAGCGAACTTTGTACCAGCGGCTATTACTGACTGTGTGCTGGTATTCGCGGACGGTGGAGGTGCCGTCGTTGCCCGGATAATTGTCGGCAGAGCCAATGCCAATGCGGCGGGTTAGTTCCCACGTAAAGGTGCCATTACGGCCTTCGGTGTACTCAAATACGGGGTCGGTGTACCAGGAAACAAACTCGGATGAAGATAGGCGGGTTTGCGTGCCTTCCTGATCGGGCAGCAGAGTTGTGATTCCGACGCTGGTGGGGCGGTCGTTTGTTGTGGTGCGGTCCAGATAGGACGGCAGGCTTCTGAATTCGGAGTTTTGCTGTACGTCAAGTTTGGTAACAAGCTGGCCGACAGAGCTGACTTTGAAAGTGCCGTAAATGGTTTGGTAGCTCGCGCTGAGGACTTGGCGTTCGGCGTTGTTATCGAGTGAACCGCCGTGCATGAGCTGCCAGAACTCAGCGGAATCCGGCGTGTTGCGTCCCAAGTCGGCGCCGTTTTTAGGAATGAACTGATACTCGTATTGCTTTTGGTCGGGGTGCTCCAGGCGGATGTAGTTGTACTGCTCAATCGGTTGATTGCCGACAATGCAGAATTGTTCGCCCAGTGGCTGCCACTCGTATTCATTGCCCGAGGCATCTACGCCAGCGGGACGCAGAAAGATTGTGAAGACCGAAGCCCGTTTGATGTATGAGCTGTTGGTACCGGAGGCAACTTGAACGCGGCGTTGATCTAGGTTTTCAAGTTGTGCGGGGCTTGGGATGTTCTGGAAGTTGCAGATGCCGTTCAGGCGCTGGAAGACGTTGCTGCGGATGCCGATTTCGGTGACTTCACATGGACGGGTGTTACGCACGGTGGCTTTTGCCACTTTCAGCAGCGGGTAGAAGGCTGCTCCAGCGTTGTATTTGTCGGGGGTGTTGTTGTCGTTAATGTAGTTCTGGCGCAACATGTAGTTGGACACCAGACCAATCTTGTTGACGGCTGGTGAGTTGACGTCAATGCACTTGAGTTGGATAACTTGGTCGGCGTTGTCTTCGGCTCGCCACATTGCGCGGCTGCGGCTAATTACTTGCCACGTTGTCCGGCCAATCATGAACAGTTCGCCTATTTGCAGCGCATCATCTGCCGCAATACGTTCTTCGGTAGTTGCGTCGTTGATGTCTTGAACGCTGACTTCGCGGTCGGTGCCTTTGTAGAAATTTTCTGGGATTTGATTACGGGCGATCGTAAACGTTGCAATATCACCAACATTTGCAAATCGCTCTTCAACTCCAGTGCTGTCAGACACGCCAACGCCGTTTAGCGCAGTGATGCCCATGCGGCGGCTGTAGTTTCGGCCAGTACCGTCCATGCCAGTACGCAGCATGGTGGCGAAAACATCAAAGCCGCTGGCAAGTTGGTTGTTGGTAAGCGTTGCTTGGCCGGCAATTTTGATGCGCTCGAAACTTAAATTGAGTCCCGGATCTTCTTCTACCCCGATGTTGCGGGGCATGGAAATAACGCGCCAGTTGACGCGATAGTGGCTGCCGTTTGCAATCGGTGAGTAGCAGCCAAATTCGGCGTTGTTGCTCAGGCTGTGGGCTGCGCTAAAGCCGGTGTCGTTTTCTGAAATTGCAGTGGGGCAACTAAAAATGTCGTCGTAGGTTTCTGGGTCGCCGGCTGCCAGCGTGCCACGGGTGCCATAGGTCAGGTTGACGGCCTTAATGCGGTTAAAACCTGATGTGGTGGTATTGCGTTTCCAGTAAAAGGCAAAGGTTTCGTCGTAGACAGCATCCAGTGCGCCGTTGCCGAGAAAAATGCCTTGCAGTGCTGGCGGAGGGTCAATTCCATCGGGCGGGATACCTTCTGCAACACCTTGCTCGCCTACAACAAACAGCAGCTTGACACCTTGCTGGCGCCCGTAGCTGAACATGCGGGACCACACCAGCTTGGGGGTCACGATCATGCCGCCAGTTGTTCCAGTCCAACGGCCGAAGATAACGGGGATTGGATCGCCGTAACTGGCTAATTCAGCCTGACTGTCGAAGCCGAATGTAGGGCTAAACCGTTGACCGCCTTGGATGCTGGCAAGGTTTAACTGTGTGCCACCGTTTTGCGTCGCAGATTGCGATGCCTTGGGTTTGGGCATCAAAAAGTATGCCAGTGCCGTAGTGGCTACCCCAACAGCAAGACTGACAAGAGCAGCTGTAGCTGCAGCACCCTTAGCCGCACCGCCTCCAGCTAACAAGGGAGTAGAAAATGCTATAGCAATGGCTGCCGGACCAAGGTTGACAACCTCTGGGATATGGTCGTACTCAGCCGGTCGGACTCTCGAACGTTTGTACGCTTCGGCTACAAAAAAGCGGTATTCGTCTTCAGTAAGACCCGCTAATTCGGCAATCTGCCTCTCGAACGGAAGCAGGCGGGGTTGGAAAATAACTGCACCGGACCCCAAGCGACCTTGGACAGATACGGGTTGATGTACAGGATCCCGGTCTGCCATGTCACCGCAAAAGCCCAATTACTCTCTCGGAGTAACAAGATGTCCCCATCGTACTCGGGTCGTGGGATACGGCGACCCCAACGCAACAGATCCCGCACCACAGCACGTTTTGATGCCGTGTACCAGTCTGGATTGAACGGTGGCGTGGCAATATCCAGCCGCTCCAGCACTGTATAAACCAAGTGGATGCAGTCGATTTCGTCGCCGCTGCCATCCGCACCAAGTCGGTAAGGACGTCCAACCAGATCACTGAAGTCTGACGCCACTGGTCGTCGGGATGTTGCCAATCAGCTTTTGGGTCAGGCGGCGCATGGGAAATTCGGCGCCAACCGCGTCGAGCACCGTGTTCAGATTGACCGTCAGCTCGGCCTCCTTCCACGAACCGCTGGTCACAAGGCCAAAATACTGGTGCAGCCGTGTGGCTGATGTGCGGTCATTGGGATCCAGCAGCAAGACTTGGACTTGTGCCAACCAACGGTTTTTTAACGCGTCAACCGCCCAGTTGCGGCTCAGTGTGTTGTTGGGCAGAAGCAGGCTGGCGTCGGTGTTGTCGCCGGTGCGGTTGATCGTGACGCCGGAAAAGCCAAACGGCAGGAAACCGTATTCGTTGCCCTCGTACGTAATCGTTTCGCTGATAAAAAAGTTCTGGAAGCGTTGGCGGACAATGCCGTTATCGCTAAACGTCAGAAAATTGCCGACTGCTAGTTCCATCAGATTCCGAGGCGTTTGCGGGTGCTATTGGACGATTGCAGGCGGCGGAGCGTGCGTTGTTCGCCTTGCGC